TCATGGAGCTTCTCCGTCCAAGGCCAGCAGATTGTGCTGTTTGATCAGACCAATGACCTTGTCCGAATAAGCGGGATCGGTCGCATAACCCGCCTGCGATAGCGCCTTGGCAAAAGCCTGCGCAGTGGTGCAAGCAAAGCAATCTTTGTAGCGGGGGTTGCGCCTCAGAAACGCGGCGTGGTCATCAATGCTGGCTTGCCAGCTTTCGTATTTGCGCCACTTGGCAGGTACAACCACCCATTGCCCTTTGATGAATTCCTTGGTTGGGAGAGTCAAAGTCTCCCCCCTCCAACGGCTGTCAGCCTTGATCCCAAAAAGGTTGTTGCCATTCCTGGCCAGACCAGACTCCCCCCAAGCGGATTCAAGAGCAGCTTGTGCGATCGTGATGCTGGCAGGAACACCAGAGGTTTTGGCTGACGATACGGCGGCCTTGGTGAGCCGCATGATGAATTCACTGGGATTCACAGTAGCTCCTTCACGTCTTTGGCCACTTGGTCGATTGAGTCGTCACGGCGGTTATCGATGAAGGCAAACGTCCAGCGAACCAAGGCCCAACCCGGTAGACCACATGCAAAGATCAACCCACCCAGGGCGCACAGACCCATGGTTGAGAAGGCCCAATGGTGAAGTCCAAAGTGCTCGACGGTCATGGCGCCACCGCCGATGCTGGACACAACGGTACTGATCAGTCCAACGGCCCACTCCCGTTTGTTGCGAGGTGGCGTCATCAACATGACCACCACTGCAGCAAGGGTAGCTCCGCTGGCAGCCGCTGCGGCGGCTCCACCAAATGCTTTGTAGGCCACCGCTGCCCCGGCGACCCCACTGCTTGTAGGTTCTGGCATTCGTTACTCCAAAAGAAAAGCCGCCAGGGCGAACCATGGCGGCGGTTTACAAAACGGTACGGTCAGTTCAGGCTGCGACGACCGGGATCGGAAAAACCCTAGGCGGTCTTTCCCGATATGGTTTCACCTGCTCAGAAAATCCGAAAACGTCCTTTCGGAGTTCAGGTAGGTCGCCTTCTATGTAGACCGGCACCAGCCCACTCAGAAATTCGATCCCCGCAGCAAAGATCGGCAACGCATCTGAGTACGCGTTATTGCAGGACGCCTCCCAAAGCGACCCTTCCAAGAACATGCATGCCCCTTTGCAGATGTGAAGCACAGGGCACTTTGGACAGTCTTCGCGCTTGGACCAATGCGTTGAGGTGCGCAGCGCCACCGACGCAAGATCGCTGACATGTCCAATTCGGTGACTCTCGCCATTTGGAGCGATTGACTGAGCGCTAACGTTTTGGCAGGTCAGCACATTGCCGCGAAGATCAACCGCTATCGAATCGGTGTGATCCATGCCACACTTTTGCGCCACACTGGATGCAGGACGTTGTAGGCGGATGGAGTTAACGAAGGAGGCAACCCGATCCCTTGCACCGGAAACCCTGTCCGCCTTGCCCTGACGGATCTCCTGGAAGGCCGTCCGACGAAATGCTTGCGCTTCATCAGAAGGCAGAGACAGCGCCAAGCCACCCGGGTCGTAAGCATCAACAAATGCGCCCTCGGCGATCATGACGTCCAGGTCTCCGGTCAGATCGGTGAAGAACTGCTGAATCGCGGCCCTGGAGATGTTTGCGCGGTTGAGCATTGCATTGAAGCTCACACGCCTCTTCGGTGCGAGTCGCCGATAAAGATCCAATATCGCTGCGCGCTTTTCAGGGTCATCAAGTGGATCAGGCCCTCGCACATGCTGCCCCGGACCATCGTGAGAGATGCCAACACTAAAGCCCATGTCATCCAGCCATTGATTGATGTCGGCGTTCAGCAGTGATCCGTTGGTGATCACTGAAAAGCCAGCGTCTGGATACTTACGACGAAGGGCGTTAGCGAGCGGACGCAGGGTCTTGGTGTAAACCAGGGGCTCCCCGCCCCAGAACTCAATACGCTCTGGCGGCACGGTCACCCATCCATCTAGCCCCGCAACGAAGGCGTGAACTTCAGCAGGATTCGTCTCAGCCGCGCGTGGCACAAAGCGCTGAGAACAGTACTCACACTCGTAATTGCATGACAGGCCAAGAGAGATCTTCAAGACCCGAGGCGAATCTTTTCGAGCCGGGGTGTCTTTGCTGGTGGCGAAAGGTTGACTTGCGGGCTGGACGGCCGCAAAGGACCTCACAACCGGCTGCCCGGTTTGCAGGTTGGTGAGTTCCGAGGTCTGGTTGTCGTATCGGAGGGTTGGACCAGCTGGTCCGCCCGGAATGACGGTATGAATGACAAAAGTACTCATGGTTTCCTATTGGTAGAAATTGACTGCGCGCATCACGCAATCTCCATTTCGAAGTGAACCTCGACGCTTGGTGTCGGCGCACGGTAGACGTGGCCAAAGTGCACCAGATGGCTTGGAAAAACCAGTAGGCGATCAGGCATCGGATCGATGAACCGAACCCTCTCCTCAGTTGGCAGTACCTTGGTGCCAAAGGGGCCCACTGGGCTTTGAAGGACCAGCGATCCGTTGTGATCCCCACACGCATGCTTGGGTTCAGCTGCGGCATCTATCCAGTAGATGGCAGACAGCATAGATGGCTCAACATGCGGAGGGACAAAATCGCCATCAAACTGAACCAGTTCGCGACCGGTGATGGATACGACACGGACCCCAAATGCAACTTCTGCCGCCCTAGCGACCATGGCAAAGAGAGCCTCAAAAACCGGCTCTTGGACTGCCAGAGACTCCCGGTTAGCTCTAGACCAGGGTTTCCCGTTCGTGTTGTTGGCCCGGTATGCGGCCAGGGCACACTCGCAGAGAACGCTGCGTTCGCGTTCAGATATGCCCAGTTCTGTTACGAGGACTGGGACCGCAAACAGCGCTTGGAGCATCAGACAACCTCAATCGTGATGTCGTCCACGCCGGGAAAGTACTTCCAGCCTGCTTTGATGCGAACCTGCTCACCTGGGCTCAAACCAGTGGCAAATACAGGGACGGCGGCAGTGCCCTGAATGGTGGTGACCCTGGCCCGAGGTAATACACCTGAGACCGCTTCCAGATAGACGGTTGCCTGCCTTTCAATCGGGTGTTCAGCAGCGTCCTCAAGCTGAATAGTGATCGTTGCCTGGCCATCGGCTGCGATGGTTGACGGAGCCGACAAGCGCAGGTGCGGCAGCAATAAGGTTCTGTGTGTTCCGCTTGAAGCCGCCTGGCTCCACTCAAGAGCCAAATCACCGTCAACTGAGATATCAGCGTCGCGGCATCGCTGGTTCATGTTGACGGTCAGAAACAGCTCGTCGTCCGTGGCGTCGGCAAACTGCACATTGATTCCCAGAATCAAACTCTGCTGCGACATCGTTGCAAACTCAGTTGCAGCAAGACGGGCAGGAAGCGTAGCCACAAAGAGGGAGAAAAGCGGCCCCAAACGCCCATCCTTGAGCGACACGAAATAGCACTGGTGGTCGCACCAGTCGGGGCGGTTTCTGAGCGCTGCCAGATTGACCCGCACCTCCTGTTCTTCTGCATCAAAGACAGGATCCTCTTCAGCATGATTTGTTCTGGCCAACCGGTATCGAACGATCAACGACCTGCTTTGCAACTCGCGCGAGATGGAGACTTGATGGAATGCATAGGGATGAAGAAGCGGGTTGCGTACTGCAATGACTTTCATGGTCGCCCCCATCAGCAGCAGCAGTCGCAAGCACAGTTGCAATTGCAGTTGAAGTTGTACTGTGTTCTTCGGACAGAAATCTGGCTGCCGTTGTCCACCAGCTCATCGCGCACAAAAGATGCGCTGCCGCAGTTAGAAACTACGGATGTTGCGTTGTTGCCCACCGGGCTGCAGTTGCCTGTATTACCCGGGCAGTTGCCAACAAAACAGTTGGCGATGGTGCTGAAAAAGTAGTCATGCAACCACCCGTAGTTCGCGGTCCACATAGATCCACTGTTGTTCATGTACATGTCCCAGTTGCCATCGGACTTTAAAAAGCCCATCAGGTTGCTGTTGACATGCAGATAGCGGGTCACGTTGTCCGTGTCCTGCATATTGATAGTTGGGGCGGTGTTCTGAATCGTCAGATTCCCCGTCATCGTGTCGCCGGTCTTTGCGACCCGGCTCGACAGGTCAATGTTGACCGTCGCATTGCCAGCGGCATCAGGCCCGGCACCGTTGACCGACCTCACAAACGCGGTGGAGTCATAGCCATCGAGCTTGTCAGCATCGGCGGCCTTGGCGCTGATGCCGAGATAGGCGGCGTTGTGGTTGTGTGTGCTCGCAGCAAAAGCGCTCGCATGCTGACCATCGAGCAGGTCGGCATCCAGTCCAGTACCTGCACCATCCACTGTCAGCAACTTCGCCAGAACATCGGCTGCCGTGTAGCTCGAGGCATTGAGCTTGGCTGCGAACTGCGTATCAATGCCGCTTGCCAAATCCATGATGAAGCGCCAGTTATCCGGGTTGGTCCCGATCAACTGGTAGAGCTTCAACTGGTCAGTGCGGTAGCACAGCATCCCGATCTGAAGGTTGGTCGTCGGGAAGGTGGTGCCGCTGTTGCATGAAATGGCCGTCTTATCGTTGTTAAGAATCTCGATCAGAGAATCGGACAGCGTTCTGGACGACGGTATATCGGTGAAGTTTTGCATCTAGTACCCCTGTGCAATCCAGGTGAAGGAGCCGGTCACGCGGGAGCCGGAACTGTTTTCGAGGACGGCGGTGAAGCCAGTCGTGGTAACTGCGCCTAGCAGCCGAGGGATGGCCACGGCGGAGCCCCCCTTGTGGGTCATGGTCACCTCAGGCGCGACCCTAAAGCTGCGCGAGAAGTAGATCGAGGCTCCGGCCGCTGGATCGGTGATCTGGGCAGTACCTCGGTCGAAGATGTCAGGGACGTCAACCGTCACCCGCAATGCGTCAATGAAGGCTCGGTCAGAGTTGCGCGAATTCAGAATGGCTCGGAAAAGCGCGCGACGGTAGGTGTAGTCGCCTTGGATGAAATCCCGGAAGTCGGTGTACCCGGGCGGGTGACCGGCCTCGACGATGGCAGCAAAGTCCAGCTCGGTGATCTCGGTGCTGCCAACGATCATGTCGCTGATCACGCCGTTGGCATGCCTGCGGTACTGCTCGGCAAGCACCAAGGCCTCCTGCGCGGTCAGTCTGATTGCTTTACGCAGCGCATCCGATACCGCAAAGCCCTCGGTCAGATTTCGGCGATAGGCCACCGTGCGTCCCAGTGCCTCGCCTATAGCGACCGCCTCAGCGACGCGCTTGATCGTCTGCCTTGCAGCCTTGTCGGTCGTACCAAAGGCCTCGGAGAAGGGTTTTCGGAGTTGCTTGGCCCCCAAGTCGCTCACGCCCAGGCCTTCGCTGATTCGCAAGATGAATGCGATCAGATCGGTATAGGTCTCGGCAAACGCGACGGCCTCTGATATGCGCTTGGTCATATGCCGATCCAAGTCGTCACCTAGCTCGAAGGCTTCGAATGCGTTCTTGGTCACCCCCCGTTGAGGCGTCTCCGACATCGGCAGGCTTTCGGCCAGGCGCTTAACACTTCCCTGGCGAATCACGTCGCTCAAGGCTAGGCTCTCCGTAGCGGTCTTTGTCAGCACTCGGGTTAGGTAGTCGGATGCCTGGAAGGACTCCTGCACCTCCTTGCGACTGGCTTTCCCGAGAGCCTCGCCAAAGGACATCGTTTCCACCCAACGAAGTACATAGGCGATCAGGTCTGAGTAGGTTTCCCCAAACCCGATTGCTTCTGATTCGCGCAGGATCAATTGCTTGGCGAGCTTTTCTGCAATGGCCAGCGTTTCATTCGAGCGCTTGGTCCACTGTCTGCCGGTGGCCTCAACGAAGGCCAGCGTCACCGCAACAGCGACGTTGTAGACCGCCGGATAGGCTGTGGTCCAGTTCTTTCCGGCGCTGGCGCTCGACCATGTAAAGCCAGCCGACGCCCAGGTGTACCTTGCACCCTGGGTCTCGCTGACCGTCACCGTGTCGGGCATCTCGATCAGCTCATCGTGAAGGTGAAGACCGCGGTCAGGCTGTCATCTGCGCCCTTGTTGACCACTGGAAACACCACCCGATCGAGCATGATGCCCCCGGTCGCTGCGTTGAATACCCCGGCTTCGGTCAGAGCGCCGGTGCTGTCGCCCGCCAAGAAGTCCGCGCTGAAGGTGAAGGTCTTGGTGCCTGCCGTGTGCGCGTAGGTCGCAGCATTTCGGTCAATTTCGGTCACCAGCGCCGACTGGGTTGCAGCCGCCGCTGTCGTGCCGGTGCCCAGCGCAATAAAGCCCATCACGGCGGGTCGGCTGGCGGCTTTGCCAATGGCGTCAGCAATGAAGTCAAAGCCGACGTTGACGATGATGTTGTCTTTGTGGACCGTCTCGACCTCACCGCTTGCGCGGCGAAGGATCAGGGTCATTGCACCGTGAAGCTGCATGGATTCGTCGATCATGAAAAGTCCTCGTGAAATGGAAAAAGAAATGGCGCTGTCTCTTTCGAGAGCAGCGCCACGGTTGGAGATGGGTTGAAAAGCTGAGAGCTAGTACAGACGCAAGCTGGTAACGGCTCCGATTGGCGCAAGTGCCGAACTGGCTGAGTCCACATCACCGCCCATCCGACCGACAAATAGCCGTCGCTCGGTGGCGGTCTGGCACACGCCGATGCAAACGCGATCAGTTACCGAAATGCCAAAAGGCACGCTCACTCGTCTGGACAGTTGGTCTTCGAGAAAGAACGCACCCGTCGTGGCGTCATAGCCCACCAGGAGCGATCCTGCGGTGCCAAGAGCCACCCAGATCACGCAGGTTGTGACCTCTGACGGGATGAACCAAAAGGAGGTGTGAAACACCGATGGGATGCTCACCGTCCAAGCCACGCGGGTGGTGTCTTTGACCATGAGACCGTCGCCATATCGGCCGGCGGCATAGGCGACGCCTGCCGCCTGGCTCGAGACTGGATTTCCTAGCCCCGCGGTAGAACCGTTCAGACGCCATCCGTAGACTTCGCCGGCTTGCAGTGCGTCTTCCCTTGCGATTTGAAACCGCGCATCCACGTTGGCAATCGCGCCGTCATAGGCCCACTGGCGCCTCGCAGCATCGCTGCTCCAAGGGAAATTCGCCTCCAGCCATGTGGTCCGGTCATCAACCGAGGCCCCAAGGCTATTGAGCAGCGTGTTCTGGGCGCGGATGGGTGAAACAAGATCCACCTCAAAGAGGTACTCAGCCGTCTGTGCACCGGTGCTCATACGCAGGGCGTTTCGACCGTTGACCGAGACGACCGAAGCGAAGTGCTTAGTGCCAGGGAATCCCAGCGCCTGCTCATCACGTGCCAAGATCAAATTGGCGTTCTGCGGCTGAGCAACCACCGTCGACACAAAGGTCGGCGTGTCACTGTAGATGCCTGGGGACGCAATCGCCTTGATCCAAAACTTGCGCTCTCCATCAAACCCTGAGGGCAGCGTGTAGCTGGTGGACTTGACCTCAGCCACAAAGAGCGAGGCATCCCAGGCCGCGCCCTCACGAAGCTCATACCCGACAACTTCGGGTTCAGGATTGGGCTGCCACCGAAACTCTAGCCGGTTGGCCGACTGAACCACATCGAACTGACGCACGGTCGAGGGCGCTTGTAGGCTCAGCACAAAGGTTGTGACGTGGGCGCTGTAATTGCCCGAAGTGTCGTAGGCCCGAATGTGATACGGGTAAAGGCCAGCCGCGCTCTGGTCGTGGACCATCTGCGTGCCCGCGGTCTTTGCCACCAACTGGCCGTTATCCCAGCCAGTTCCTACACGGACCTCGTAGCCCGAAAGGTCTGCATCTTGGAGTTCATCCCAAGAAATCAGCAGATCGGAGACTCGGCGCTGGACCGAAAAGCCCGTGACATCCGACGGCGGCAGGGTCTTGCCCAGAACCGTTGTGCTCAGTGTCGCAGGAACACTCTCCTTGCGCGTGATCCCGATCGCACGCAGGCTGAATTCATACGCGCCTTCTTGCGCATCCCGGATTTCGACGTAGTTGGCACTGGTGAGCGGAAGGCTCACGAAGTTGCCGCCTGCCACCCGGTAGGAGAGCCGGTACGCAACAGCGGTCTGCACCTCGTTCCAGGACACCTGAACCAGCACCTGGGCCTGGTCTTTGACCCGGTACAAGCTCTCCTGCATGGAGAGCCCAGTCGGTGCTGGTGGCATATCCGACAGGACGGTGATCGATCGGGGCTGCAAAGCCAGCCCCTTTTCAATCGCATCGAACTTGCTCGGGTTGTGAGCGAGTGCGGTGACCTCGTGCACCCCAGGATCCCGCTCGGCGACCGCAACCACCCGAAAGAGTTGCGGTTCGATGATAGACGAGGAAAGCACCCAAATGGCGCCAGCCTGCGGCACCGCACTGAAGGGGATCGTCACCGTCAGGGCTCGACCCGAAATCGGACCTACCAGCCGCTCCTCAACCACCCCAGTGGGCAGAATCACCGATAGCCGCCATGGGAGATCCGCTGGCAGGTCCTGATCCAAGGTGACCGTGCTGGCAGATGCCGCAGCGATCCGGCCCCCAAGGCGCATGCCCCCTCGAACTGGATCAGCAACCTTGATGATATCCCCCGGACGCACCACGGCCCCCTCCAGGCCCGTGCGGAAGGTGACGATCTCAGATTCCGACTGCTCGGAATACAAGAGCCACTTACCCACCCGGTGCGCCTGACCCCGAGAGGTGCATCCCAGGGCCACCACTTCGCTCTGCACGATACCGTAGCGGGCGATGCCGGCGGCGTCCTCGACGTACTCCACCTTCTGGCGATAAAAGTCTTCGGGGTCGTTCCATGTGACCAAGGCCACCGTGTGCCGCGCCTTCGCCGAAGACCCCTGATACGCAAATTCTCCGTCCACGACGTTGCTAGGGGCGAATTGGTAGACCGGATCGGCGGGCGCATCCTGCGTGACCGTGATTGCGCCACCGGACCAGTACACCATGCCCCGAAAGATTGAGGCCATGTCCTGCACGACCTTGTAGGCCTGCTCCCGCGTCTGGAGGTACAGGTTGCAAGCAAAACGCGGCTCAAAACCGCCCAGCCCGTTGGGAACCAACTGGTCGCAGTATTGAGCCACCCGGTAGAGCGCCCACTTGTCGACTTGGGCTTCAGGGATGTAGCCACCCAAGCCATAGCGGGTGCTGGTCACCAGGTCGTAAAAGCACCAGGCAGGGTTATCGGTCCAGGCGATCTTGAAAGTGCCATTCCACACACCGCTGTAAGCGCGCGTGGCGGTGTCGTAGTTCACAGGAACGCGAACCCGCAGCAACTTCATGTCATAACTGCGCCGCGGGATGCTTGAGAACTGGGACGCATCGACCCGAAGCGCTACCAGGGCACTGTTGGGGTAGCGCAGCTTGCTCTCGATGACCTCGGTGTAGGACTCCACAAAGGTCTTGTTCTGGATCGCACTTGACGTGGAGTCCGCCGTGATCCGGCGCACTCGGATATCCCAGGGGCCACTACCCGTGAGAGGCACGTAGTAGCTGCGCTGGTACTTGGTCGTAGTCTTGCCAGAGATCGTGTCGTTGATCATCTCCACGAACCCACCGCCGTTCACTTGGCGATCGATCGCAAAGTTCACCGTGCTGCCATTGAGATCGCCATTGGTCGTGTCCTGGTTGGTCAACTGCGGCACGCTCACCTTGACCCGAACGGCGTCCACATCCGGGTCGGTGATGGAGCGCACCACCGGCTGGCTCGCCTTGGCCTCTACTCCGACGACCACCTCGTTCTCAACGGACGAGAACCCGGGCACATAGCTTTGCTGCTGGCTGCCGTTACGGGTCTCCAGAGTGACGCCTGAGAAGTTGGTCGAGCCATCAGGGTTCTGAATCGGCGTGTCGTCCAGGTAAACCGATTGCAGGCCGTCGACCAGCCCCTCGATCTCACCCTCGGAAATGAGGTCAACCACTCGCGCATAGGCTTTGGAACGCAGGCTGTCGGGAGCCTCCTGCGCCACACGAGCGCTACCTCCACCGCCTTTGCCGCCACCGCCCGCACCAATGATGAGTTCAGTCATGGCGTGTTTTTTCATGCGGCAATCTCATCCACGTCAATGCCGGCGCTGATCACCGCTGAGCCCACAATCAATCGGCCGTAACCCACCGGCACGGGATGCCCCTGGGCGGTGGTGTTGACAGCACCATTGAAGCTGTAGCTTGGCTTGTTTTCTGGGCGCTCTGAGGGCTCCGTGGCCTTCGGCGTAGGCGCAATCATCTGCGCCACGCCACCAAGAATCATGGCTGTGCCTACCGAGTAGAGCGTGGCCTGTGACAAAAACGCGCCCGACGCCGCCCAGCCCAACGGGTTCCACCAAGCGACTGCCAATAAGGCTGCACCCAGCAAGATCTGACCGAGGCCATTACCACCTGCACCAGAGACCACCGGGGCAATGGTGATGCGGCTCTGTCCTGTCGGCTCATGCAGACGATCCAGTGTCAACGCCTCACGACCAGCCAGCACGCGGTAGCCCACACCACGCTCTCCTGAGGCCACCAGTTCCCGCTCAAAAGCCGGGAAATTGGCCGCCAGCGCTCTTATGGCCTCGCCAGCCGATGAGATGGCCAGGCTATGCCTGCGGCCAAACCGGCGTCCAAGTTCACCAAGAAGAATGATTGTGACCATGTCTGAGGATGTGTGTTGTGACTTTTTGCCAATAGCCGCCGTAGACATCTCGACTGGAAAGACGCCCCTGCAAGTGATGAAGGATCAGCCCGTCTCCAAGATAGATCGCTGCGTGATTCGGTACAGGGGATGCCACCTGCATCAGGAAGCAGTCCCCAACCTTTAGTTCATCGGCATCCACCGGGAAGAAGCCAGCCTGGGCAAAGTTTTCCAGGTAGAGGTTCTCCCCGCGCTTCCACCAGTCGTCAAAGCGCGCGAAGTTGGGCAATTCCACCCCGCGCTCTGCTCGGAACCAGTCGCGCACCAGGGCGTAGCAGTCGAGCACGCCGTGAGACCATTCGCGGCCTACCAACGGGGCGACATAGCCCGACGGCTCGATACTTGCCCAGGCGACGCTTGGGACACTCACGATGTGCCAAGGCAAGCCACTGGCCTCACACGCCACCCGGTCAGCCTGACTCGGCTCGGGCGGCAGACCGGGGTGGCTGTGCACCACGGCAACGATCTGGCCCTGCTCATCGGCTTTGGCGTAGTCCTCGGGGTGAATCACGAACTGATCGGTTCCCACACCCAGGTTTCGGCACGGCCAGTAAACCTCCCGACCTTTTCGGATCACGAGCAGCCCGCACGACTCGCGCGGACCGTCTGGCCCTGAATACGCCTGCCGGGCGTGATCGAGCGCCAGGGCTTGGTTCTCAGGCAGCATCAACGAATCAGCCCAGCTGCCGGAAAGCCACCAAAGGGCAACTCAGCGCTCTGCCCAAACCGGGCCTTGCACGATGACAGACGTTTGCCGCAGACATCCAGGCTGCTTGAGCCAACCGCCTGGTCATTGGCATCTAGGTAGAACGTACCGGTGTAACCGCACTCTGCCCCACGGTAGCGCCAGGGGCACACGTTTTGAACGATCTGCCGACGAGGGAGTGTGACCCCCTCCAGATCAAACGATGCGGCCAACTCAAACTCGACCACATCCCGCGTTTCTCTGGACTTGCGGTCGACGTAGTACACGTCATCAGCGAATTCGGCCGAGGGGTCGGCTGTCGGATTGACACCACCCTCAAAGTTCACCGCATCGAGGTATTTCGCAAGCGTCCTCTTGCGTGTGATCTTGGCGCCCACGAGGTCCTGGTAGGTGAGCACCAGCGCCGTGATGGCGCCCGTGACATTGGCTACCCGCAGGCGCGGCCGAGGTACCTGGCCGTTGCCGTTGAATTCGAAGCCTTCAACCTCAATGGGAAATGCCTCATAGGCGTTGCCCTGCCAGACAACCCGCTGCTGCAAGGCATTGGTTCCGGCATGAAAGCGAACCGGCCCTTGGCCAAACAGTGCCAGATCCAGCACAAAAAGTTCGATCACGCTGCTGGGGGCAAGCTTCTGGATTTCGGAGGTAATCGCAGCTACTGTCATGACAGATCAAATACCTGTTTGAAGGTAACCCGCACCGTTTCGACATTGGGCTCATCCACTGATCGGCTCCACTCCTCGCACACGAACTTGCCAGCAGTTCCACCAGGAGGAGTCCAGTCAAAGGCCTGCACGGCACCCCGTGAGCGCAAAAACGCATCGATTGCGCTCGCCTCGGTGCTGGTTCGCCCCCGAAACTCCAACGACCAGACCTGGGGCTGAGTGTTGATGCCGAAGGCCAAACGCTGCTCATAGCCGTCGCCAAAGGCCACACGGCGAACGCTGGGCCGCATCGACAGGTTGGCTCCAACCGAAGGGGTCCAGGTAAAGGTCGCCACTTACACCGCCCTCCGGCCGTCAAGCAAACCACCGGCGCGCTTTTGGGCAAGCAACTCCTGACGTACAGCACTGGCTATCGCCCGGCCAAGATCACGTCCGCCTGGGTCATCCCCACGGCTGGACGCGCCAGCATCGGAGACGCTGACCGAAATGTTGAAGACGTCCCCTGCGGACGCGCCACCGCTCATCGTGACCGGAATGGATCGGCCGTCTGGCAGCGGCACATAGGCCTCGGGCTTACTGCCCTCGCCAAAGAGAGCCAGCTGTGGGGAGTTGGCAATGCCTCCGGAGGCGTAGGTGCGCAGCGCCATGGGACCGGCTGAAGTCATTACGCCTCCATCGGCAAACCCAAAGAAGCTGCTCATGGCCCGAGCCAGGGGCAGCGTGATAGCGCGCTGAATCTGGATACGAATGAGGTCTGAAATGATGGAGTTGGCGAGTGACCGAAAGTCGAGCTTGCCTGTCATCACAAAGTTCACCAGCGCATCCGTCATCCCGTTGAAGGCACGCACCGTGGCCGACTCCATCTGCTTGCCAATCTGCTCGGCCTCTTCAGCTACCAAGCGCAGCCCCTTGGCAAAACCAGCCTCTGGGTCCGCCAGTTCCTTGACGCGCTGATTGAGCAAGGTGGCTCCATCAGCAGCTTGGCGGGCGGATTCCTCGATCTTTTTCAGCGCATCGGCCAGCTTTTCATTACCCGGGGCGGCCTCTACCAACTCGCGGGCCTGAGCCGCCAGCGTGGCCAGTTGATTGGCGCTATCCCGGCGGGCTGCTGCAAGGCGACGCAGGGAGTCCAGTTCACTGATGGCGCCCGTCTCACGCAGAGTCTTGATCTGCTCTTCGATCACACGAAGTTCGCTTTGTCCCCGCGCGGCCTGCTCAGCTAGATCCTTCATGGTCTCGCCGGGGAGCCTGATCTGGCGCTCCAGATTGGACTGTTGGGCCTCACGCTCCAGCCTCTGGCGTTTGAGGAGAATCTCTGCAAGACGGTCTTGCAGCTTGAGCTTGTCCTGGGTGGTCTTGGCCACCGACTCAAGCCCACGACGCAGAATCGCTTCCTCCTCATCCGTCAGTGCCCGAAGCCTTTCGGTGAAGTCTTCCTGGGCAGCCAGGCGGGCCTCGGTCGCCTCCTTGAAGCTGATGTAGCCCTGGCTTTCATAGAGGTCGATGATGCGCTGCCGGTCTTTGAGGATGGCACTCTCCACATCCACCTGCCCCTGTAAGCGCTTAATTTCACTGTCTATGCCTGCCATGGCGTTCGCAGTGACGGCGCCAGTTGCCGTGCTGTAGTTCAGGCGCTTCCTGGGCGTGGACGCTTGCGTGACGGCGTTTGAGGCCTCAGTACCCTTGCGAATGTCCTCGAATCTTCGCGTGACCGCATCGGCCAGCAGCGGCATATCCCAAAGGTCAACGTAGTTCTGGTTGGCCTGAGCGACGATCGCATTGCGCTTCTCTAGGGCAGCTTGCAGACGTGCGCGGTTTTCCTCTGAGAACGGGTTCAAGCCCTTGCCACCCGCCAAGAAAGTGCCGGCAAGTTCGATGTCGGCCCAGACAGCAGAGAAGCTGCCGATCACCGACTTGATGGTGTGACCAATTCCCCGCAAGGCATCGATGACAACCGCGATGGCGTAGGCCGTCTTTTCAGCCCAGTTGGTGAGCGTGCCCTCAGAGCGCAGGCGCTGTACGCCATCAACTGCGTTGTCCGTTCCCAAGACCACGTTTTTGAGCTCTTGGTACAGCACCGACAGCGAGGGGATTGCGGCGGTAACGAGGGTCTGCGCCACAAAGTTCGATTCGGCACGCATACGGCCCATGGCCTTGGAGGCCTGGTCGGCTTCCTCGATCTGCTTGGACGTCAGTCGAATATTGAGGTCCTGGTTCTCCGCCAGATCCTTGAGGAAGGGGAGCATCGTTGCCCCGGACTTTCCAAATAGCTCCATGGCGATGGCTGTCTTGCCAGCGCCGTCCTCAAACTCGGCCAGTTTGAGTGCGACATCGTTCATGACCTCCGCGGGATCACGCAGGTTGCCGCTAGCATCCTTGGCACGCACTCCCAGGAACTGAAGGGCCTTGGTCGCACCGGCCGTTTCGTCATCAACCCCCGCCAGCCCCTTGGACAGCTTGGCCAGGCTTGCGCCAATGGCCTCCATTGCCGTGCCTGAGATGGTCGCAACCGGTGCAAATCCCGAGAGTGCCGCAGCGCTCGCGCCTGTCTGCTCTGACAGGCCCTGTAGGGCCGCAGCCGCCTCCAGTGTGTGGGTGACAAAGTCCCTCAAGGCTGCAACGGAGGTGGCCCCGATGACCACGGCAAAGGTCGTCTTGGCCACACTGGCCACTTGCTGCATCGACGCCTTCATGTCATTGGCGTGGCGATCCAGCAGGCGGGCTGTGCGTCCCAAGTCTTCACGAAACTCGGCAGTTTCAGCCGAAAGTTTGACGACCAGGGAGCCTAAATCAGCCATTTTTTTTCACCTTATGAGAGAACAGGGCCTTGAAGCGGGCGACATTCAGGCGCGCGTTGCCTTGGGGCGCTGATCGTTCTATGAAGGGCATGAAATCCTCAGGCGTGAATGCCCTGGCGTCCTTGGTGCGATGGGCGTTGGCAAAGGTCGCAGCAACCACGCCGCTTCTCAGATCGGCACGCACTTCGCCAAAGGGCTCCAGCTGGTAAAAGGCCATCCACTCGGTCAGCTCATCCGACCCCACACGGGCCAGCAACTCACGAACTGGCATGCCTAGAGCGAGTGCCAGCCGAAAGATCGAACGCCGAAATGGGTTGGCCTTTAGCCCTTTTTTGCAACGTCTACCTGATCGACACCGATGCCGTTGAGCCGCTGGGCCACGGAGAAGACGCGATCGAGCGCACGAGCACTCTTGCGCCCCAGCGCCGTGATCTCGCTGTCGTCAAACAGACGATCGCCCTCGGTATCGCAAAGAGTCAGTGCCACCAACCGGGCACGCACGTTCTCCATGCGACCATCTTTTGCAAGGAGGCTAGCCTCAAAGGCATCACGATCGGTGCCGCTCATGGTGCGCACCAGGACTTGGCCTCCCCACTCTGGAACACTGACTGTTTCGCGCGGAAGATCTTCGGCAGCCAAGATGGCGTCTTTGGAAAGAATGTTCATATGCTTCATGCCTCCGTGATGTCGCCATCGATTTCAATCGTGACGCTGGCCTCGACCACGGCGTCAACGCCACCCTGCACGCTGAACTGCGTGACATAGCCATAGAAGGACCACGTTGCAAATGGAGTGGTATCGGTAAAAGTGATCTTGAACTGACGTCGTACCCGGTTGGCACGATCGGTTCTCAGGCCTTGGTGCACCAGATCGTCGGGGTTGTAGTGCAGGGTCAGAGACAACTGCCCCTCGTCACGCAGACCCACGCGCTTTTCCTTGGCGGTAGAGGCCAGATTGGTGACGTCAATCACAGCGGCCTGCCCGCCAGGCCCCTGAAACGAGACCACGTTGGGGATGGTTTCAAAGGTTGTTGTGCCAAATCTGGCGATCGTGATGCCTTGTGCGGTAATCGCAGTGCTGCTCATGCGTTAGCTCCTGTTTGTGATGCGGACTCTCTACCGGTGGTAGGTGTAGTCAACGCTTACCCGGTACAGCCGGGCCTGTTCTTCAAAATCTGAGAGCCCCATGCGCACATCGGCGACGGTGCTCTTGTCTGCCAAGAGTGCATCCAAGACTTGGTCTTGAAGCAACAAGGCCTCTTGATACGTTCTGGCATAGGTGTCGACCTGCACGCGCACGCGCTGCAAGCCGTGAGGACCATCAATGCCGAAGATATGTTCTTGCATGATGGGCGTATAGACGATGGCTGGGTAATGTGCGTCTTGAGCGACAACAAGCGCATAGACCTCGCCAGCCGCCAAATCCTTGATGGCGTTGTAGAAGTCCTGCATGATTACTTTCTGTTGAGCGCTTTGGCCTCAAGTTCGATGCGGTCTGACAGGCGGTCTTTCATTGCTTGGACAGATTCGTGTCGCTTAGCCTCAAGGGCTGGTCGAAGGAAAGGCTGTGCTCTCATCTTTCGCGTGCCGAATTCCAGAAATCTCCAGTACCAGGCATCCTGCGAAAGGGTGCCTTTCTTGCCTTGCTCGCGGTACTTTTTTCCATGACGCACGGTCACAAAGAATGTCTGTCGGGTCAGGGTTGAAAGCTCAGGGATGTGTTTCATGATCACTGAGCGCTTGAGCGTTCCTGGTGGAGGCTGATTGGGTCCCAGCGACTGAGCCGCCCTGGGAGCACGCAGTCTTGCCTCGTCTCGAATGACTTTTGCTCCCGCGTAGACGGACACTCGCAACCCGTTCTTGGCAACTCGATCAGGTAGCTCACGGAGTGCCTTGGCCAACTCGGCTAGCCCTTCGACTTTGACCGTTTCATGCTTAGCCATCGTCAAGCCCTTCCGACGCCAGCAGGATGATCTGCGTGCGCTTTTCATCCTCATTGAGTGCCGAATGAATGTTGAAGATCCGTGCCTTGTAAAGCACTCGCATCTGTGCCACCTGTTGAGGGTTGTCAAACAGGCTCTGGTACCGGACGATGATCTGATGCGATAACTCCGCTGAGATCCGGTTGGCAATTACGGCTTCTTTTCCAGACAGCGGTTGGATGTCCGCCCACACAGTCGCAACATCAAGCCAGGATCTGCATGGTGCCCCGACACTATCTTTGATGGTGCTGGGGCGCTGGATTTTGATGCGCCGTGTGAGCATGCCTGCGCTGATTGGATTCATATGAAGGAAACCTTGAAAGGGTCAAGCAACCCATCTACAAAAGGCAACGGCTCAATACGTCCACGGGAGAGTGCTGCCACTTCCTCGCGATGCGCATACAGGCTGCCAACTCTGAGCTTGATCCAGCTCTTAATCCCCTCGGGAACCGATGCCGCCGCCCCATATCCAGCGTCGAAGGTGACGGATACCGCGCCAATTTGAGGAAGAGCAATCGGCCAGATCTGACCGAACACAGGTGTGATCCTCGCTGGCTCACAAGCTGCGTCGACCGTGTAATTACTCGCAGGCATAGACTGGAGTACGCCTGCCATGTCGAGGTAGTTAATGGACACCACGTTCAAGACGGGTGACTTATGGATGAGGATGGCATGCCCAGGCAATGAGAAAGGCTGTCCAGCGGGCACACCCATGAGGCTTGGTCCAGGAAAGCTATCCATAACCAGCTTCCATCGTGCAGACATCAACTGCCTGTTGGTGATGGTCTCTGCTGCTTGTCGTGCTGCAGCGATCAATGCTTGGATCAACCCATCGTCATCATCGAAATCCACCCGCAGATGAGCCTTGGCCTCTTGAAGAGAGACGGGCTCACCTGCGGGAGGGGTGATCAATTGCATGGGCATGCGATTGGTCTCCCCTCAGGATCAGACGATTTGCGCGACTGCAGCCTGATTGCTTGCATCGCCCGGTGCGAACCGGGGATTGAATCCGAGCAGCTGTGCAGAAGTCAGACTGGCGGCAACGCCCACAGTCACCGAGAGGCGAACGTAGGCATAGCCGTTTGTGACATCTAGATCCTCAGGACGCAGATTGATGATGGCCTGCTTTGCAGAGCCACTACCAGCCTGAGTCAATTGCGTGATGGTTTTTCCAGTCACATCCTTCGCTCCGGTGCCAGAAGCATCCGTTGCCTGCTGAATCTTCGCGTCCAGCGTGGCACCAGTGCCAAGGACACCGCTTTGAATCAGCGCTAGCAGGTTGTGATGGTTGCCTGCAGAGACCCAACCTGTCGTTGCAGTGCCCGCAGCTTGACTGACGGGGTCGAGGGTGGCCAGAACCGAAAACAGTTCGCTGCCTTTTGCATTGGGAAACATCAAAGTTCTCCTTATGGTTCAGGCGACGATCAACGTGCGCCAAGTTGGACAAAGGGCGACATGGTCGTGCTGCCCTTAGCGGGGGAGATCGGCGCAGCGATCTTGGATTGGCCATCCATGCGGAATGTCGTGCGAAATGCAGTGAGATCCGCATCGAAATACAGGTGCATGGAAGTTGCTGTTTGCATGCCACCTGCCTTGGTGATCGTCTGGTAGTAAGACAGATCAGCCAGCAACACATCGCCCGCAGCGGAGAAAGTGTTGGCGTGCTGAGAGACAAATACAGGACGACCGAGCAAGGTGCCGTAAGGCGAGACCTGAATGCCTCCCGGATTCATGCCAGTAGGCAGGTAGATCGGGTAGTTGCCCAAGGTGAGGGTGAACAGTGCAGGCAGCACATCGTTGTTCACGATCCAGACGGCCTTGCCAAATGAACCGGGTGGCAGGCGCGAGATCATCTTGGCCAGGTTTTGTGCCAAAAGCGTCTGCGTTGCTTGCCCCGACTCTTTGGCCACAGTCACGGTCGTTGCGTTGGTCATACAGCCAACAGGCAAGCCAGTGCCGGAGCCAAACAGGATCGACTCATTGGTCTTCCAGCGGATAGAAGTCGCAATCTTGTCGGGCAGATAGGTGGACAACGCATTGGTGTCGTCCAACAACTCATCAGTCACAGGCACGAGCGCCATCAACTTTTTAAGGCGCAGGGTCGACAGGCCCAGCACTGGTTTGGTGCCAATCGCCGAAGCTGCCTCACCTTGCCAATAGGCCCGGATGCCGTTGGTACCCCAAGGCGTGGTCTCATCCTTGGGAAACGCCATCGTGTTGCCTGTGATTTCCACGTTGTCGGTCATAGGCAAGAGGGAGTCCTCGCCCAGCGACAGCTGGAAAATCTCTTGTGCGAACTGAGGAGGAACCAAGAAGCCGCCATCTTGGGCAGAACCTTCGTTGCCGAAGGAGCTTGGAGCCACGGCACCTCGGTTCATGCCGATGAGCAGACGCTCATCAATCGAGGCACCAGGATTTTGTGCATGGCGAACAGTTTTAAGGAATTCGCCAACGCTCTTGAAGCCATGCTTGAGGTCTGCGGCTGCGTTATCCACAACTGTGATCACAGAAGCATGGGGCAGTTGAGCCGTGTAGTTCATCTGCGCTTCTTCTGAGATCAAGGCTGCCTCTCGATCGATAGCAGCAGAAGTTGCCTCGATCTTTGATTTCAGGGCTTCAAAAGCACTGATTTCTTCCTCATTCATGTCACGCTGCTCAGCGGCAGCGATGTCGGTCAGGGAGCGAGCGTCCTTGACCAGGGTTGCTTTGCGAGACTGAAGCTCTCGGAGTTGCTTACTCATGGATTGGTTCTCCAGAAATGAAAAAACCGCCTGGTCGAAATGACTCAAGGCGGCGACAGGGTTTGCAACCAACGGGTCGCAGGTGGGCACACCCCTCAACGGAGGGATGCAATGAAAATGAAATGAATCAGATCAAGGCGAGTGCGTCTCGCGCTTGCTTCAACCGCAATTGACCGCGTGGCACAGAGGTCTTGATGCTGGACTGCATCTTGGCTAGGACTTCATCGAAGGTTGAAATTCCATCGACCATATTCATTGCTAAAGCTGCATCAGCGCCAAGCACGCGACCTTCGCCCATTCCATCTCTGACATCGCTGATCGAGACTCCTCTTCCAACGGCAACTGCTTCAACGAATGCGTTGTAGTAGTCGTCCACACGGGATTGCATGAAGGCCTGTGCCTGCTCGTCGAGCGGAACATACGGGTTGCCTTCGACCTTGAATTTGCCCGCTGAAATCAGGGTGGGCTTGACCCCTTCTTCTTCCAGAGCCTTCGAATAATCGAAGTGGGCTTGCCACACACCGATTGAGCCCACCTCGCCACCCGGGGTGACATAGAACTCGCTGGCCGAACAGCCAATCCAATAAGCAGCAGACGCCGCCAGGCTGTTGGCCACGGCAATGACCGGCTTTTGGGTACGGGCCTTGACGATTTCGCTGGCCAGCTCACTGACTCCATAGACACTGCCACCAGGGCTGTCGATGTCGATCAGGATCTGGCCCACAGTATCATCGGTCAACATCTGGCGCAGGACCGAAGTGAACTGCTGGGTGCTGGTGCTGCCCGGCCCGGAAATGTCATCGACCATGTTGCCGCGCTGCGTCACCACCCCGTACAGGGGTAGCACCGCGATGCCCGTGCCCGTGCTGGCGGCCGCCATTTGTTTTCGGGTGTCACGGATAAGGCGATCGGTATTGACCTGAAACAGGGTTTCGTCGCTGGGCGGCTCGCCCACAGACCAGCGCGTCAGGATGCCGGACATGGCCTGCAAACGCTCGGGCATCAGCGCCCAGGGCGTGGTCAGGAATTCGGAGAGCAGAAGTTGTTTGTTCATGTGTTCATTCCAAGTTGAATCAGGGAAGCAGCCAGTGCGTTTTCCTCAAAGGGCTGTATTTGCTGTTGAGCCCAGGTACGCACATGGCTCTCATTGAGCCCAAAGGCCTGGGAGATCAGATGGATCTCATTGGTATCAAGGACGCCTTTGCGTGCAATTCGCCTGCCCAATCGGCTTGCGTTTGACTGCACCAGCTTGCGAAAGCGCATGCTCATCTCCTGATCACCAGAGGGTGCATCGTTCTCGTTGGGCTCTGAGTCGTTGGGTTCGTTTTCCTGCTCGGCCTCTTCGGCGTCCTCTTCTTCCACCATGTTCAGCGGGCGAAGGGGTTGGTCTAAGCCTTGCAGCGGGTTGAGGTTTTCTGCAATCCGTGCTTCGTTGCGGGTGAGCCAGCCGTTTTGGATGCCGCTTTGGTAGTAGGCTGAGCGGCTTGCCGCATCCCCGCGCATCAGGTTGGCAAAGTCGAACTCGACTTCCAGTTGGTCACCATCGAGCATGAGGTCCGACTCGATCGAGGCCTCCCAGCGCTCGGCCCAAGGCGTCATGGTGTGCATGACGAATTCCAGGCTCTGCTGCTCGATGTTCGAGAATGTCGCTCGATCCAAGTCCGCGATCATGTGTGGAGGCACCCGGAACAGCCGGGCGATATCCGTGATCTGGAACTTGCGCAGCTCCAGGAACTGGGCGTCCTTGTTCGTGACCCCCACCTCATGGAACTTCATGCCGTTTTCCAGCACCAAAACTTTGCCCCGGTTGGAGCCGGACTGCGCCGCCTGGTAGGAATCCCTGAACACCCGCTTGGCCTCAGGGTCCTTGAAAGTGCCCGGAAACTCAATCCAGCCACCCGTGGGTTTGGCGTCGTTCGTGAAGAACCGTGCCCCGTAGTCCTGAGCGGCCAGCGCCATGCCCAGACTCTCACGGGCCAACTCGATGGGGCTCATGCCCATCAGACCGTCCGAGGACAGGCCGCGCAGGTGCCAGATCTGCCCACGTGGGAATACGGTTTCATCCCCGTTTTGCATGCGAACCCGGTATCGGAAGTCCCCGCTGTCCATAACCTCCATGCGCACCCGATCTGGGTGAAGCGGCATGAGCTCGGTGATTTCTCCCTTGGGGTTGGAGATGATCTGGCAGAAAGCATTGCCTCGCAAAGCCAGGTGCCCCTGCAGCATCTCGCGCCACTCGAATGGGTTCTGGAACCGGTTGGGCTTGCGGGCCAGAAGGCCGTAGAGCCAGTGATCGATCACCCGATCCTTGCCTCCGTCCTTGCGCTGGCGGTAAACCACCACCGGAAGAGATGCCATGGTCTCCGACAGGATGCGCACACAGGCATACACCGCCGCGAGCCGCAACGCCCCGTCAGGCGAGACGCGCATGCCTGAGGCGCTGCGCACCGACACCGGTTCAAAGAAGAAGTCTCCCCAAGGGGATCGGTCACTGCTCGAGGCTCTGAATCGATCGATGAATGTGAAAAGTCCCATTGCCTCAGAGCACCATCAACTCATAGTCGGATCCGAGCACAACCGAGTCCCCCGGTTTGATCGCCCTTGAGAGGGCCATGATCAGTGCAACGATGCCGTCTATCTTGTTTTCTGCTCGCTCCTTGCGTGGATAGATGTTGTCTTTGACGTCCAGATGCGCCACCACGTTGCTGGCCATCCAGGCCAGTACCGGGTCGCCGTCATGGACGAGCTTCTTTTGCAGGACTAGCGCTTCCAGGGTCTTCATCGGTTCGCTGAAGTTCAGCACCGTGGGGCGCACCTCGATCATGGGCAGACCCTCGGCCAGCATCCGAGTCGAAAGCTGAGTGGCCTGGAACGGGTCGAAGGCCACCGCTTGAATCTCGTAACGGGTTGCCATGTCCAGCAAATCCGACTCGATCCAGCCAAAGTCGATTACGTTGCCCGGGGTGACGATGAGCCGCCCCGAATGCATCCAGCCGCCGTACTGGCTGTTGCCTGCGCCGTTGACCGTGTCCTCGGGCAGGTAGTACTTGCCAAAGGTCACGTAGGCATCCGAAATCTCAGGATGCCGGAACACCGCCACCAAGGCAGCAATATCAGTCTTACTGGCCAGGTCCAGGCCAATCCAGCAGGGCTGGCCTTCGAATTGCTCAATGAACATCCCGTGCTCGGTACAGGCATCCCAGGAGCGCATGTCCATCCAGGCCGTGTCGGCGTTCACCCATTCATTGAGGTGTTTGGTCTTGAAGTTGTTGACGGCGCTGGGCAGTTGCATGGCTTTGGCCTGCAGCGGCCCGAGCACCTCGGACCTCACCGAAATGCCCCAGTTAGGGTTGGCCTTGATCAGCGACTCTTCAGTTGTCCAGTCATCTCCATCATCAAGCCCGTAGATGATTCCGAACTGGGTGTCATCCTCGAACACGCCATCAAGCAGCTTGGTCACGAACGAGCGGACCTCGTAGCAGATGCCCGCGCGGTTGCTGCCTGCCGTGGTGATCACCCACAAGAGCGAGTTGTCCCGCTTGCCGGTGCCGGTCTCGACCACGTCGTACACCGTGCGGGTCCTGTGCGCGTGCAATTCGTCGACGCAACCAAAATGAATGTTCAGACCGTCCAGCGTGGAACCTTCGGCTGAGAGTGCTTCAAACTTTGACCCAGACGACAACACGTTCATGTTGTGCGCCCCGACGTTTACCGAAAACCGGTTGCGAAACCCCGGGCTGCGGCGCGCCATGGTCTGGGCATCACCAAACACGATGCGAGCCTGGTCACGGGTGGTGGCCAGCGAATACACCTCGGCACCTCCCTCACCATCGGCAGCCAACATGTACAGGCCTACCGCAGACGACAGGGTGGACTTGGCATTGCCTCGTGGAACCTCGATGTATGAGCGGCGAAAGCGCCGCGTCCCATCGGCCTTGACCCATCCGAAAACCGTCGTGAGGATGAACACCTGCCACGGCTCCAGCGTGATGGGCTCTCCCGCAAGCGGCCCCTTGACGTGCGGCAGCCGCTCAATAAAAGCGCACAGATTGTCCGCCGGGTAGTAGGTCTTGCCGCTCTTGCTTGTGAGCTTGGGATTGAACCGGTAGGGACTGGTCTTGCCCTTGTACTTCTTCAGATCACTGAGCTGCCTCTGGCAGGCCGCCTTGACCCACTTGCACGCGAGAATCTCTCCGGCCACGACCCTCTCTGCGTACATCTTGGCAATGTCCGCATAACTGTCTTGAGCCATTGAACTTATCCTGCAATATCGGCCCAAGGGTCCAAGTCATCGTCCGCCGCTTCCATAGGCAAGGTGACACGGGATCGGGATGCGGGTGTGAACCCCATCTCCGTGGCCGCTTTGGTCATGATTTGTGCCTGCTTGTTGGCAATGGCCAAATATGGCGACTGCATTGGCACGCCGGTGTTGGGTGCTTTCACGAGCAACCCTGTCTTCGCGATACCTGCTTGTGCCTTTCGGTACAGGTCGGCGGCGCAAGCCCAAACCTCGAGGACTGACATATCCAGTCGCCTGAGTAAGTGCGGTGGCGCACACTCAAGTGCATATCGCCAAGCCGCCTTGGCTCCTTCGGGCATGTAATCAGGCGGGTCCACCAGGTCGCCAGTCGGCTTGGGCTCTCTAAGGTTTGTACGGCACTTTTGCAGGGTCCCCTTGATCTGCTTTACCTTGGTGGGGAGTGGTTTTCGTCCAGCCATCTTTATTCCAGTTCGCACTCAAGGTGCCGTGAATGTGTGTTGCCGCACATAAATCGGTAAATGCTGTGTGCGAAGACGCACAGAGGGGCCGGGGAGGGGGAGCCCCCCCTAGTTCAATTTGCACGCGCAAAAATTTGAGCTGGCGCGCGCATCGCGGCCTGCCAACCGTAGAGATTCATCCCCCCCTGGGGGGACCTGACCGCGCCGCTGACTCGCGTGCGGTCTTGCTGTTGTGACAGGGCACGCACAGCGACTGCAGGTTGGCCGTATCAAACCGTGCGCCACCGTCCTTGATTGGCTGTACGTGGTCCACGACACGGGCTGGCACCAGTAGGCCCTTGGCACCACAGGCGCCACACAGCGGGTGCTCACGAAGGAAGGCCGCTCGCACCGAGCGCCACTGCCGTGATTGGTAGAAGCCAACCTCGGCATCAAAACCGCGCCGCGCACGCCCGTAATCGCGGTGGATCAACGGCCTGTGCGCCTCGCAAAACCCAGGCGTTTCCACCACGGCGGCGCACCCTGGGTACCGACAGGGAGTGGGTGCGCTGCGGGGCATTTCGCGAGGTTTCCAACTGATTCAAGAAAGAAGCAACTGCTTCGGAGATTCCGCTTGGCTTCCTCTGGGAACAGAGCGTTCATACGAACACCATCAACCAACCAAAGGAATCGCCGATGACCTACCGAAACACCGAATTCACCGTCGACGAGCTGGGCTTCATCCAGACCGCGCTCAACAAAGTCCTCGCCGCCGCAGCACGCGGCGAGTTGGACCTCAACCGCCTGGCCCGCGAGGAGATGGCCTCGCGAGGCCTGGATCGCGAAGGCAATTGGGTTGGCTTCGATCGCGCCCGCCAGATCCACCAAGTGGAGGCTGCCAAGTGAAGACCAGCAAGAAGCTCAACCAACTGCTTGAGCAGATCGCCCAGCAGTACCTGTTCATCGACACCCTGAAAACCCAAAGCAGCGACCGGCTCGACTTCCACGACGTGAGCGTCTGGGGCGTCAAGGCCGCGTTGCAAGCCGCCTACGAGGCCGGCCTTAACGCAGCACGTCAAACCGCTCAAACCAAAACCACACCCACTCACACCCAATCCTGATCGGAGCCCACCATGACCATCCAACTCACCCCCACCCAGCAAGCCATCCTGACCCATGCCCATCAGCACACCGAGGGCAAGATCGCCTGGTTCCCTGAGAACATCAAAGGCGGTGCGCGCCAGAAAGTGATCGATGGCCTGTTCAAACGCACCCTGATCACCTACGACGGCAAGGACTGGTTCGTGGCCGCTGAGGGCTACGAGGCCCTAGGTGTGCCACGCAAAGCGCCTGTGAGCGCCCAAGCCATCGACGAGGTCATCGAGGCAGCGACAGCTGCGAAACCTCGGATGCGCGACAACAGCAAGCAAGCGCAGGTGATCGCGATGCTCAAGCGTCCCGAGGGCGCCACGATCGAACAGATCTGCGAGGTCACTCAGTGGCAAGCCCACACGGTCAGGGGCACGTTTGCCGGCGCCTTCAAGAAGAAGCTCGGCCTGGAGATCACCTCGACGAAGGAGGTTGGTGGACAGCGGATTTACCGAGTCGCCTGACCAGGAGCCAAGCCATGAAAACAATGACCATCACAATCGATCGCAAGCCTCTGACCATCACGTTTGATGGCCAGGAGATGCAGGTTGAAGAGTTGAGCATCCGACTGCCCTTTGGACGCAAGCCCGCTGACATCACCGACATCGCCGCCACGGGTGATTACGTGGTCTATGTCACCGAGACCCGGGAAATGGAAACGGAGGAATTCGATGGCTTCGCCAAGAACCTCTCCAAGTCGCGCGACTGGCTCAAAGGCAAGGGTGGCTACTTCATGCAGGGCCGGCTGTGCGTGGAAATCCACGCGCCTGGTCGGCCCTACCTGTTTATCGACCCGTCTGGCGGGGACTATCCGAGGTACGTGGCTAGGCTGGGTTAAACAGGCTCCAGAGCGGGTTCCTGCTCCGGCACCTGGTCACCGACCCGCACTGCCTTTTTCCCGGTGAACTCCTCCCAACGCTTGACGATCACGTCGACGTACTTTGGATCAAGTTCGATGAGCCGGGCACGGCGTCCTGATTTTTCGCAGGCAATCAACGTGGAGCCCGAGCCACCGAAGGGATCGAGGATCAGGTCACGGGTCTTGCTGCTGTTGCGCACAGCACGCTCCACCAGTTCCACCGGCTTCATCGTCGGATGCAGGTCGTTCTTGGCCGGCTTCTTAACGTTCCAGACATCGCCCTGGTCTCGGGCACCGCACCAGAAGTGATCGGCACCGTCGCGCCAGCCGTACAGGATGGGCTCGTACTGACGCTGGTAGTCCGCGCGTCCGAGCGTGAAAGTGTTCTTGGCCCAGATGATGAACGTGGACCAGCGACCGCCTGCTGCACGGAAGGCCGATTGCAGCGTGTCCAGCTCCGACGAACTCATGGCGATGTAGACAGCGCCCTTGGTGTGGGTGAGGATGTTGGTGCAGGCGTCCGTCAGGAAGCTGCCGAAACCGTCGCCCAGGTTGTCGTTCATGATGGGGCGGTTCTTGCCGCGCATCTTGTCCTTGGCCGTGTTGGCGTAGTTCACGTTGTAGGGTGGATCGGTGAAGGTCATGTCCACCAGTTCATCACCCAGCAGGACCTTGAAGTCATCGGCCTTAGTGGCATCACCACAGAGCAGCTTGTGCTCGCCCAGGATCCAGACATCGCCCGTCTTGGAGATGGGCGTTTCACTGACCTCGGGCACAGCGTCCTCATCGGTCAGGCCATCCTTGGTGGCTTCCTCGCCAGCGATCAGGGCCTCCCACTCCTCTTGCGAGAAGCCGGTCAGGCCCAGGTCAAATCCGGCATCCTTCAGGTCGGCCAACTCGATGCCCAGCAGTTCGTCTTCCCAGGATGCGTTTTCGCCGATCTTGTTGTCGGCCAGGATCAGGGCGCGACGCTGGGTGTCAGACAAGTGGTCCAGCGGCACAACAGGCACCTCGGGCAGACCGAGCTTGCGCGCTGCCAGCAAACGGCCGTGACCGGCGATCACGTTGTTCTGGCCGTCGATCAGGATCGGTGCGCCCCAGCCGAACTCACGGATGCTGGCCGCGATCTGGGCCACCTGTGCCTCCGAATGCTGCTTGGCATTGCGGGCATAGGGGATCAACGCCTCGACCTGGCGGTACTCGATGTGGATGGGGTTCATGGGGACCAGAAGTGAAAAACCCGCCAGGTCATGCCACATGGGCCACCGGGCGGGTTCTTGAAGTTAATGTGGTCGGAGACGCATCTCTCGCGACCGTAGACAGAATTTATCGTGAATCCGGGCAAAACGCGACACCCTCAAAATCGCGTTTCTTTCGCATCTGTCCGCATTGGTAGGCATGGCTTCGCTGCACCCCGAAACGTCTATCAACCTCCCTGCGAAAGATGGTCGGTGATGACCTGGATTGCGACTTCCCAGTGGCGCTGCGCGGTACGGGGTGCCACACCGAAGCGTTTGCCAATGTCGTGCCAGCGCCACCGCTCGGCTCGCATCCACACCAGCTTGCGTTGATCGGTGCGCAGGCACTGCACCCACTGCATGACCACGAGCATGCGCTCAACCTCGGCGGGCGTGGGTGGGTAGCGGTAGACCGGCGCATCGTCGCTGGCCATGCGTTCGTACTCCGATCGCACGATGGTGGGCCAGCAGTTGAAGTGGCCTTGCACCCTGACCGGTGGCAGGCGATGCGCAGTGCGCGCCGCTTCGATCAGCCAGTTGGCGACGTCTTCCGTCGTCCATTCGAGTGTTGCTGCAACCATGTTCATCCCTCCTGTGTGTCCAAAGCCCAGTGCAACAGCGCCAGGGCATCCGCTTCGTTGTCATCGGTCACCGGGTGGCCCAGTGCCCGCATGGACTGGATGACCTCGTCCTTGCTGGCGTTGCCTTTGCCGGTGGCGTGCTTTTTGATCGTGCCCACCGGCACACCCTGGTACGGCAGGTTGTGGTGCTCACACCAAGCGGTGAGCGTGGCCATCAGGCCGCCGTAGACGTGGGCTGCGTCCACCCCTGCATGGCGACGCACTTCCTCGAAGTACACGGCGTGGATGTCGGTGGCCAGGTGGCGCATGTCGGAGAGCCACCGCTTGAAGCGCAGGGAGCGCATGCCACCGCCCTCATAGCGGCTGGGCCGGAAGCTCGCGAAGCCGTGCCCGATCTGACCATCCATCGTTCGCATGGCCCAGCCGGTCGTGGTGCCCAGGTCGATGGCCATGACCACGGTGCGCGATGCAGGCACCGGATCGACCGGGCAGGCATCTCCCCTACGTAACGGAGAGAGGGCTTTAGCCCCCTCTCCTACGTAGTAGGAGGGGGAGTCTCCGACAACTTGGTCAAGGGTAGAAACTGAACAAAAACAATGAGTTAGCTCAGTTGGCAAGTTGGCAGATCTGCCTTCCTGCCATCTTGCCAACTTCGACGTAACTTGTTGATTTACAACGGAATCAAGTTGGAAACGGTCTGCCAACTGAATCCAGTTGGCAAAAGTTTGCCAACTTCCAGGGGTGTTTTTGCCAACTTGCTGCTGCGCGCCAATGTGTGCGCGATCGCACCGATGCGGACCATTACGGGCTTTGTCCAATGCCCGTCGCGTGCGGGCCAAAGCGTGCCCGTGCGGGTCAATGCCAGCGTGTTCAAAGACGCCGGCCGTGATGTCTCTATCTTGGCAAATCGTGTTCATTCGGACTCCTGTGGGTCGTTGCTGTTTTCGGGATAGACCCACACCTCCGGGTTTTCGACGGGCATCGCCGCCCCGGAAAGCGGGCACTTGTAGTGGGTGGGCAGCACGCACAGGGACGTCATGGGCACCTCACCGGTGTCCGGATCGGGCTCGCCCTTGGGCCGGTTGTGGACCATGCCCTCGACGCACATGTAGCCAAACTTGGAGCGGCCAAATGGCGGCAGCCCGTAGTCCGCAGCGTTGCGGAAATACTTGATGTAGCCCTGCGTGGCCAGGGCCGACAGGCGCTCGCGGATCGAGCGCTCGCCGCCCAGTCCTGCCTTGCCCTCGAAGGCTTCGGCGAACTGGTTGGCGGTGTAGAAATTGCCCTTCAGGCCCTCATCAAAGAGGATCTGCAGGATCACGTCGGTCTTGCGCCGTCGCTCGGCATCGAGCCGCTTCCCGTAATCCTTGTTGACCAGACGTTCGCTGTCATTGACGACGGTCCACTGGCCATCGACCTTGTCGACGTACCGGGGGGCAAGGCCTGGACCGTTGCGCAGTTCGAAGTACAACTGCCGCACCGTGGACAACTCGTCCGGCCGGTGCAGCAGCATGGCGGAGGTATAGAAACTGCGCAGGCTGCTGGCACCCGCAAAGGCCTGGAACGGGTCCTCCTCGAACTGGCGCTTGGTCATCTTCTTGGTGTGATGGACCAGCAAGACGCCCGAGTCAGGATTGACCCGCTGCTGCAGCTTGGCCACCCGGCGCGTGAGGAAAAACATCATCGCGTCGTTGTCGTTCTCACCACCGGATCCGCCACCGTCGAACACGTTGCGGATCGGGTCGATGGCGATGATGTCCGGCGGCTCGCCACCGAACTGCGCACTGATGGTTTGGATCAACTTCTCCAGCCCTTCCTCATCAAGGATGAGGTGCAACTGGGGCGTCACCACCAGATTGCGCCGGGCGAGCCTGAGCGCCTCTTTGGGCAGACGGATGGCTTTCATCCGCTCCTTGAGGTACGGGTACTGCACCTCGGCCTGGAGGTAAAAAACCTTCAAAGGGCGTGCTGGCACCATGTCCAGGAACGGCAGGCCGGCTGCCATGTGCGCCAGCCATGACAGAAGAAAGTCGCTCTTGCCCACCTTGGGCGCCCCGCCAAAGATCGCGATGCCGCCGGTCGTGATGATCCGGCCCGACACCAGGTCGATCGGCAGCGGTGTGTCGTCGTCGAGCATCTCGCCCATCGTGAAAGCCGGCAGGACAGCCGCGCTGGCCTTCACCGTGATGCGCTCGCCACGCTCAATGAATGCCTTGCAGTCGAACCCCTCGTCGATGGCATCGGCCGCATCCCACTTATCCGGCTTGCCTTCGGGTGGGATGACGATCACCACTGAACGACTGCCCACAGCCACACATGCTTTGGCAGCTGCCTCGGCATAGTCCCAGCCCGGCGGATCGCGGTCAGGCCAGATCACGACGTCCTTGCCACGCAGAGGGGACCAGTCGGTTTTGTCGATCGGTGCGCGCGCGCCGTTCATCGCGGTGGTGGCCACGATGCCTTGCTCGATGAGGGCCTGGGCGCACTTTTCACCTTCCACCAGCACCACCTGGCGAGCAGTCGCCATGGCTGGCTGGTTGTAAAGCGGACGCGGATCGGGCGCACGCCACATGCGGGCGCGGACATCCCAGGGCCTGAACTCCTTACGGCCAGGCTCGGGGTCGTAGCGGTATACCCGGGCGATCAATTCGCCCAGGTGGGTCTGATAGTCCCAGGTGGCCGTGTACGGCCCTAGTTCATCCACCGGCTGTGACCGGACCTCGCGCCGACGGTTGGAGGCCATGGGCGGCGCCACGCCACACCACTGGCGCACTTCATCCAGGAGGCGTGGGAAGTCGGTCCTGACCGACAGGTTGCGCGACATGGCCCAGGCATCGAACACATCACCGCCCATGTCGGTGGCGAAATCGAACCACAGGCCTCGTCGCGATCCTTCCATCTCCACCACGAGGCTTTTGCCTGCAGAGCCGTCGATGTCGCCGACATAGAACTTGCCCCCACGGATACGCCCCTGGGGGAACAGGAAAAGAAGGACCGACTCGAGCCTGTCGATCAGCGCCTGGCGCAGGGTCTCGACGTCCTCGACTGCCCCGGTGGTCCTGTCTGCTGCATCGTTGAAGTCAAAGTAGCTGGACTCGTGCATCAGGTCCCACCCCAGCAGCGTTCCTGCCATGAACAGAAGCGGCACTCCTGGTGGGTTGGCGTGGTCGAAAAACGGGGCAGCACCTCGCCCGCATCGGTGGCGCTGATGACGCGCACCGCCCGGTCGGACATGCGCTGCGCGAGCCCACCATCGAAGGGCACTAACTCGAACCAGATTTCCTGGGTGTCCTTGTTGATGGCCGTGAACAGCGCCGGGTTCTCCGAGATCCCGGGAATGCCGCCTTCCATGTAGGCCTGGTAGATGGCCATCTGCGCGGCATAGACCGGCTTGGACTTGGACACACCGTTCTTGACCGTGTCCCGCCAGGACTTGTCGTTCATGGTCTTGCACTCCCACAGCGCCGGGTAGCGCATGCCCAGCTCCGAGGGACCAGCGTTCAGGATGCCGTCGACGTGACCCTTGATGCGGCCGCCAGCCACGGAGAAGCCAAACTGGCCGCCATGGGCCTTGCGGGTGTAGAGGTCAAAGCCGATCAGTCGGAACCAGCGGATGGCCAGGTCTTCCAGTACATGGCCCACCTCGAAGATGCGCAGCGCGCGGCCGGAGAAGTCGCGCCCCGGATCCACCGGCGTGCGGGTGTACTCAAACTGCAGCGCGCGCTCACACGCCACACCCAGCCGGGATGCGCCCAGATAGTCGCGCGGCGTCTGCCCATCGCGCTCCAGCGCCAGCGCGTCATCGATGAGCGCACCGATCTGCTCATGAAATTTCGGACGGTGATTGAAGTCCAGCATCACGACCGTCCTTGCTGCCGGCCTGCGGCTTGGATGGCGATGCGCTGTTCCAGAAACTGCCGGTCGCGAGCGGCCATGCGCTCGTGTTCCTCGAGCATGCTGTCCTGGTACCGGGTGACGACCACATCAATGAGCATGAGCACCTCGTTCCGGCTGTAGTCGGCCAGTGGCCGCTGCATGCCGATGGAGCCGACGTACTCCCCCAGAGGGCCGAGGCAGGACTGCATGGCGGCGATTTCCATATCGCTGGGATCAATCATGTGTCCCTCCGTTTTGTTCATGAGCTTGGAGAAGGCCTCCTGACAGGGACGGCTGCAGAACACCCACTTGTCGTTGTGACGGGATGGGTCCGAGCGGGGCACACGCGGGTTGAACCAGCCGTACCCCTTGGCTTTGCGATGGCAGACGGCACATTTCACGCAGCCTCCAGAACTTGGTGGGCGTGGGCGTCATTGGCCGCATTGACCAGCCGCACGATGGCGTTGCGGTTGAAGCGGAAGGACAGCAGCGCCGAAGCCTGGTAGCGCGTCAGGCCAAAGTCGGCCCGCAGTTCTGGCGGCAAGTACTGCAGTTGCTTCGGCGTGGGCGACTCGTTGAGCCAGCGCCGCGTCTTGTGCGCCGAGTCCTCCGACTCATGCTCGTTGAGCCAGTCATCGGCCTTGGCCATGCAGACGGTGCGTTCGCCAACGGCAAGCAGCTGCGTGGTGTGCCCCTTGGCACCGCCCACGGCGTGCCAACGCCCGTTGAGAAAGAAGATGCCACCCCATGCATTGAAGCCGGTGGCCATGAGCGCGTCGTCACTGCCAAAGAGGTCGCACCAGCGGAAGTTGGATCGGCTGAGCAGATCGATCTCACTCATCACGAAGTGATCGAGCACCCCGCGCGATGGGTTGTCCTGCTTTTCCCAGACATGGCCGCACAGCGGGCACTCCATGACGGCCATCGGCACCGTGGCACCGCACTCCGGGCATTCCTTGGTGGGGGCATCGCCGAGGTTGTCATGGCCATCGAGGTTGACCTCCTGCTCCAGTGCGCCATGCATCAGGCTTGCCGTGCCGAAGTCCAGAACGATGCAGTCGGTCTTGACCACGCCCGGAAACTCCTGCGGATCGACTGTGCGCAAGCCACGGCCCACCATCTGAATGAAGGTGGACTTGTAGGAACTGGGGCGCAACAGGACCACGCACGAGGTGGGCGTGTAGTCGTAGCCCTCGGTCAGTACGGCCACGTTGACGACGACCTGGGCGTCGCCGTTTTCATACGCGGCCAAACGCTCCTTGCGCTCGCCATCGGACAACTCGCCGTGGATCAGGACGGACTCAATACCTGCCTGATTGAAGGCAGTGCACACATCCGTGGCGTGCTCGACTGTCGAGCAGAACACGATTGTCTTGCGGTCGCGTGCCTTGGCCTTCCAGTTGTTGATCACCGACTCGGTGACCAGCGTCTTATTGAGGATGTTGGCGACCTCATTCATGTCGAAGTCGATCGCGGTGCGGCGCACTTTGCGCAGCGCCTCCTGCGTGCCAACGTCGATCACATAGGTCCGTGGCGGCACCAAGTGGCCGCTGGCGATCATCTCGCCCAGCGTGATCTGGTCAGCCACGTTGCTGAACACCTCACGCAGCCCCTTGCCGTCACCCCGGTTCGGGGTGGCGGTCAAACCGCAGATGGCCGCCTTCGGGTTCTTGACCAGCACCTGGTCAATCACCTCCCGGTAGCTGGGCGAAGCAGCATGGTGCGCTTCATCAATGACCAACAGGTCCAGGGTGGGCAGCTGGTCCAGGTTTGTCTTTCGCGAGAGGGTCTGCACCATCGCGAAGGTGGCATTGCCGTCCCACGATTTCTCGTTGGCATCGAACACCGACGTTTTGAGGCCCGGGTTGACGCGCTCGAACTTGCTGCGGTTCTGGCCGGTCAATTCGGTGCGATGGGCCAGGATGCATGCCTTGGCATCGGGTTCAGCCAACAGGCTGCCGGCCACGGCCGACAGCATGATGGTCTTGCCCGATCCGGTGGGCGCAACGGCCAGGGTATTGCCATGCTCGCCGAGGGCCGCGAGGGTCCTCTGCACAAGCAGGGCTTGGCGGGGGCGAAGAATCATGGCAATTCCCCCTTACTGCGCCCAGCTGGGGCGACACGGCACCGGCGCGCGACCGGTGGCCTGCGCATAGGCATTGGCACCACCACTACTGGCCGGCGCACTGGCTGCCCCCGCTGGCGCACCATTCATGTGAGCGGCGTAGTCCTTGTGCTCAGGCGTGACGGCCGACTTGATGACGCACTTGTCCTGGCCGTTCTGGTCCTTGTCCCAGTCCACCTTGCCAACGAACTCGATGCCCTCCAGGTCGGCGAAGCCGCTGATGCGTCGGGCGTTCTGCGCTGCCGGGCTGCTGTCGTTCGGATTGATGCCGCGTGCGGAGTTCAGGATGGCCTTGATGAAGGTCCGGCCCATGTTGGTCCACTCGGCACCTTTGGCGCTGTACAGGCCAATGAGCGACCACATCTTGCGGCGTGCGAACGGACCGTCGAGCACCACGAACTCGCAATTGAGGTACACCGATCCGGTGCTCAGGGAGCGGGTGGCATAACCGCCGGTCCAGCCCTGGGACGGGTCGTCATAGCCGCCTGGCTTGATGGTCATGCGCACACGTACCACCGTGCCTTTGGGGATGAGGTCGTAGCTGGACTGCTCGGCGGCAGAATTGAAATCGAAAAAGGTCATGATCAGGACTCCTGAGAGGAAGTGGATGCCGAGGTGGCGGAGGTGGTGGGCTCGGCGATGGCTGCCTGCGGACGGGCAAAGTCCAGGCGCTCGCTGGCGGGACGTGCGGGGCCGGCGATCTTCTGCATGAGCCGCCCGAGGTTGGGCTCCTCTACAGGGTCCAGGCGACCGGAGCGGTCCTTGGCCGGATAGCCCCACTGGTTGAGCGTGTGGCACACGAAGGCGCGGTAGCTGCTGCCGTCATCGGCTTTCACTTCAGCCAGCGTGACGACCTCATCGACGATGCCGGGCAACTCCAAGCCGGTCTTTGAGCCATCGATCTGCAGCGTGAAAACCCGACGGTTGAAATCGTCCAGGGCCTCGTTGAGGATCCCGACGAACCAAACGTTCTTGCGACGCGTGTGTTGCAGATGGGTCAGCCAGCCGATCATTTCCTGGCCCATCAGGCCGTAGGCGCCACGGCTGTCGGGCTTGCCGGTCTTTTCGGAATAGGCCTGCGGTTGCCCCTTGCACCATTGCAGGCACAGACGGCCGGCCACGGTGATCGAGTCAACGAAGACTGTTTCGTACTTGTCCAGAACGGCCGGATCACCGAAGCGCTGGCATACCGCTTGGTAGTGGGCTTCGCTGTAAGGTTGGTCCTCACGGAGCGCCGGATTAGGGCCGCCGATGAACACGGCGAAGTCGCGGCATTCCTGCCAGGTGCGGGGACGGATGGTGTCGCCGGCATAGCCTTCGACGGCCAGATCGCCCGCCTCCAAATCGAAGAACAACGTGGATGCCGGTGGCAGCGTCCAGAGCTGGGAGGTCTTGCCGATGCCGGACTTGCCAACGAGCACGCCCTTGACGCCACGGCGCTCAGCCAGGCGTTGGTCAGCGGTGATGATGGGAAGGCTCATTTCGACACCTCCTCGAACTCATCACTAAAGAACACCTCGGCCACGGTGTTGGTCCCAGCAGCGCCACGCTTGCGCGCCTGTTCATACAGTTCACGCAGCCCACTCAAGCCACGACGTGCCTTGGCAACCTGGGCTTCGATGCCGACGATGGCAAAGGCTAGGTCGTCCAGCGTGGCGTCCTCGAGCGCGACGGTCATGTCATCGGGACGATGGCCATCAAGCGCCGGAACAAAGATTTCTTCAGGCAGCTCGCGCACGTACCATTCGGGACGCTCACGCAGCTTCTGGACAGTGGTTTTCTTTTTGAAGAACATGGCAATTACTCCTTCATGAGGGCGAGGCGGTACGAGGGCTTGCCGGTCTTGACCGTGCGGGCAGCCTCGAAGGCAGACTTGAGGGTTTCAGGCCAAGCGTTGAACTTGGTCTCGCTCACGCGATAGGTGATCTCGACGTACTGCCTGGGGTCGTCACCGCTCTCGGTGATACGGCGCGTCATGTCGGCCAGGCGGGTTTGGTCCCACTCGACTTTCTTGGGCAGATCTGCGGTGATGCGCACATCGCCGTCATCGAAATGCACGACCCCGGTGTCCTTGCCAGCGTCGTGGCGCAGGTTGCGAGCGCGCTCGCCCCACTTGAAGTCGATGGCCTGATCAATGTGATCACTCAGGGCTTTGCCAGCGGCCAACAAATCAGCGGCGGCGTTCTTGATGCTGAAGAGCAGTTCAGCCGGTTGCTGCGCTAACGTGCCTGCCGGGGTGGCCAGCACCTGTTCGGGCGTGAAGGTCAGATCGGTGCTCATGCCGCACCTCCGATCACTTCACGCGTGGATGTGCTCCGACGCAGGCTGTCGACTTCGAAGGCTTCGATGTCTTCGATCCGATAGCGGACCTGGCCTTGCAGTTTGAGGAAGACGGGACCGATGCCCTCGGAGCGCCAGCGCTCCAGGGTGGCCTCGCTCAAATCCCAACGTTCGGCAAGCTGCCGCTGGTTGAGATGACGGACGGGTTCTGAGGGTTGCAATTGAATCTCCTTGAAGGTGAAAAAGGCTCTGTTTCGTGCGGCTTGGGAGCCGCGCTAACCAGTGCTTGCAGTTTTTCAAGGCAGGTTCTGGAACCCGTTCGGCAGATTCGGCAGACAGGTTCTGCAAACCAAATTCGTGCGAACAAAATGCAAAAAACCCGGCTTCCTGCGGACAGGAACCGGGTTCTGGGGATGGGATGGGAGAGATTTAGCGGGTCAGAATAGGTCCGCGTCTTCAGGGTGAATGATCAACTCGTAGACCTTGTCGCCGGGCACATACCTGACGAAGGCTTTGTAGACCTCGTTGTTCCGGCCGAAATACTTGGCCGGCTGAAACGGAAATGCATCGGAGCCGCATCGATCGGCGATCACCTTGCCTTCCAGGCGATGGGCGTGAGCATCCATCAAGGCCAACAGAATCTTCTGCTGCATTCCTTCCAGTTCGTACTTCTCGCCATCCACATAGGCCCACCCCTTGTGACGGACATGACGCAACGATGTGACTGGCGCCGGTTCTTCCTCGGGCTGAGCAACTGTGACCTCGGCCCTGTCATCGAAGAAGAGGAACACGTTCTGCGACATCCGCGCAATGGCGGCCAGATTCTTGATGTCGTATCCCACCAGCGGAGAGCCATCTGGCAAAGGCACATCGGTGCTGGTGATGATCTTGGCGGATTGGGCGGCATTGTCGGAACGGATCTGATCCACCAGGTGACGCGCCACGGTGTGGTCATTCAAGTGCCGCGCGAAATACCATGTCTGCGCTTTGCCACGCTTGTGCTCCTGCACACCCAGGCGCCACGAGATGTCGTTGTCGATGGCCTTGCGATTGGACGGCGTCAATTCCAAGCTGCTGACCATGCGATCGATAAAGCGTGACAGGCTGACCGTGTAGGTCTGGAGCAGCGCGCGATCGGCGTCGACTTCACCGCACTCATCGCAATAAAGCAGGACCTGGTCGACACCCACGGAACGGACGACGCGGGCCATCTCGATCCCGCAGTCAGGGCAAGTGACGTAGGAAAGTGCAGGCCCGAGCACCAGCAGGCGTTCACGAACAAGCTCGTGGCCACCCTCGCCGAATTCTCCACCGAGCAATGCCGCGCCGTTGATCGTTGGTTTCGATTGCTCCAGCAGGCGGCAAAGCACTCCCGTGGCATTGACCAGCTTTTCGCTCAAACTGCTGCCTCCTCAGCTTCGATCACATTGAGCGACTGCAACACGGCATTGGCGATGGGCTGATTTTTTTCGGACAGGTTCTTGATGGTGGACGACCCGGTCGAGTACAGGTCGAAGCTGAAACGCTTGGGCTTCTGGCCATCCACCGGTGCCAGGTACACGATGACCGATGCCCCGTCGAGGTTGTACTCGGTCTCGAATGAATGCTGGATCTTGAGCGTCTTGCGGGCCAGTTCGATCGCGTCATCCTGATCCTGCTCTGCCGATGCCTCAATACGAATGGCAACGCCCGTGCTGCCGCGTGGCCGGAACTGTGCGCGGCGCAGACGGATTTTCTCGACCCCAAGGGGCGACAGGTCATCGAAGGTCTCCAGGCCTTCGCGCAGTTCATTGAGCTTAAAGCGGGTCTTCTCAATTTCCTCGGGCTGGATTTCACGGCCCACCACATGCTTGCCGAACAGCTGCAGCACGGTCTGGTGGTTCTTGGAACCACCCTTGACCACGCTTTCGATCACGCCGGTGGCCGGTTGGTAGACAAGGGCCGTTTCCAAGGCGATGCGTGTGGTCTGCCGGTTGAACTTGTTTTCGGTGAAGTGCGCCAGCGCCGTGATCGGGCCTTCCACATAGATGGTCAGCTGCACACTGCCATCAGCAGCATGGACGCTCTGCTCAATGTGGGTGCTTTTGCCAGCGCCAGATTTTTCGAAGAGCTTGGCCACCTCATGGCTGAACGCCTCCAACTTCTCCCGCTCGTTGGTCAGGTCCAGGCCAGCATCGATGCGGTGCTTCTTCCAATACTTGCCGTTGGCCTTCGCCTGGAAGGCCAGATGCAACTCGACGTCACGGAACAAGTGATCACGGGCGTGAAACACCCACAGCGCCTGTTCGCGTGGGTCACGACTGGCAAAAGCATCCAGCGCCTCCTGATCCGCAGCGCATGCCGTATGAAATTCATTGCTGGCCAGATCATTTGACAGCAGATGCACGCGTCGCAGGTCGTCATGCCAAAGGTGCAAGTCTTGTCCAAGCGCGGACATTTCCTCGTCGGACATGCCGTCTGCACCCATCGACGCATGCAGTGCTTCGATAGCCGCATTGACCATGGCAGGCAAGGTCTCGGGCGGACTATTCCAGTCAATGGTCAGGCGGGGGGCAATCGGATGCGCGTCCGTGAACTCGCGCAGCGTGGGCATCGAGACATGGCGCAGAAAGTGGGCTGGAGAAAAGATTTTCAAAGTGATGGGTCCTCATTGGTACTTGCGCACAAGGCCAACCAGGACGCCAAAAATCTCGAGCTTGCCGTTGGGCCGAATCACTGGGTAATTCGGATTGGCAGGCAACAGGTGATATCCGTCTTTGTCTCGTGCAAGTGTTTTTAGAGTGAATTGGTCATCAACGACCGCGACCACGATATCTCCCTGCGTGGCTTCGGTCTTGCGCTCCACGACGGCCAGATCGCCGTCATGAATTCCGGCGTCCACCATGCTGTCGCCCTTGACCCGAATGAGCACCGTCTTGTTGGGCTGCTGAATCAGGAAGCGATCGATGGTGATCTGCTCATGAACATCGCTGTCGGCTGAAATTGGCATACCGGCCGGCACGGGCTGGGTCGCAATGGCACGATCAAAAAATCGTTCGCTTGGTGCCCAGTCCCCATCGGGGGTGCGCTCCAGCATGCCCATGCCCTCCAGCCGCTCCAACACCTTCTTGACGGCCGACTTGGATGCGAATCCAAGCAGGCTCATCAGACGGGCGTAAGACGGCAGCACCCGGTGCTCGGCGTAGTAGCTTTGCAGCGTGGCGAGGTGTTCGTGGTCGTTGATGGCTTTCTTCACGGCACCCATTGTAGAGAACGTTCGTTCTCCATGCAACCGATGGCATTCGGAGTGAACTTTTGGTTTGTTTTTGGCAATTGCCCTCAACCTTCCGCACATGTCCGAAACCTCCTGCTGGCCTTGCCATGGCCCCCTGGAGACAATTTTTTCCTTCGATCGTTGAACATCAAGGACTGGCAACCAATGCAAGAAATCAAACGCCGCCCGCCCGAATCCATGACCGTCTCAGAGCGCATGGACGAGGTGGCTGCCCTGCTGGCAAGGGGCATTTCCCGTGTGTGGGATCAATCTGTCGCGAAGTCCGCAAATGCGGCCTCCAAGAGCCATTTAGGACTTGGCTATTCCGGCCACCAGAGCGTTCATACGGACCCGTCAACCAAAGTCACGGAGTCCAAATGACCACCACGCAATCACCCTACGTCACGTCGCCCTCGGTGCTGGCGCAAATCGCCGGATTGCCCGACCTGTCGATGATCGACATTAAGGCGCTCTGGAAAGACCTGTTCGGCAAAGACACGCCGACCCACAACCGCCAGTTCCTAGAGCGCCGCCTGGCCTTCCGGCTGCAGGAAATCGAGTTCCGCAAGATCGATCGCAACATGGTCGACCGCAACAAGCGCCGGATCCAGGCGATCATGGATTCGGGCCAGAACAAGAAACTGGAACGCGACTTCCATCTAATGGCTGGCACGCTCCTCACCCGCGAGTACCAGGGCAAGGAATACCAGGTCATGGCCACGGTCGACGGCCAGTATGAATTCGAGGGGCGCCCGTACCGCAGCCTCTCGCGCATCGCCAAGGAGATCACCGGCACGGCATGGTCCGGCCCCGTTTTCTTTGGACTGAAGGCCAACGCACCGTCCAAGCCAGCCGCGAAGAAGGGAGCACGCAAATGAGCGAGGTTCTCAAACGCCGTCAGCGATGCGCCGTGTACTGCCGGGTCTCCAGTGACGAACGGCTGGACCAATCCTTCAACTCCATCGACGCCCAGAAGGAAGCCGGCCATGCCTACATCGCCAGCCAGCGCAGCGAAGGCTGGATTCCGGTGGCCGACGACTACGATGATGGCGGCTTCTCGGGCGGCAACATGGAGCGTCCCGCCCTGCGCCGATTGATGGCCGACATTGAGGGCGGTCGCGTCGACATCGTGGTGGTCTACAAGATCGACCGCCTCACCCGCAGCCTGGCCGATTTCTCCAAAATGGTCGAGGTGTTCGAGCGTGCGGGTGTGTCCTTCGTCTCGGTCACCCAGCAGTTCAACACCACCACATCCATGGGCAGGCTGATGCTCAACGTCCTGCTGTCTTTCGCGCAATTCGAACGCGAGGTCACGGGTGAGCGCATCCGCGACAAGATCACGGCTTCAAAACGCAAGGGCATGTGGATGGGTGGTGTGCCGCCGCTGGGCTACGACGTGAAGGACCGGCGCCTGATCCCCAATGAGCGGGAGGCCAAGATCATCAAGCACATCTTTACGCGGTTCGTTGAACTGGGCTCCACCACCAAGCTCATGAAGGAGTTGCGCATGGACGGCGTCACGTCCAAGGCCTGGACTACCCAGGACGGCAACGTCCGCGAGGGCAAGCTGATCGACAAGGGGCTGATCTACAAACTACTGGGCAACAGGACGTACCTTGGCGAATTGCGCCACAAGGAAGAATGGTTCAAGGGTGAGCACCAGCCTTTGATCGAGCCCAGCACCTGGGAGGCCGTGCAGTCCATCCTGAAGGTCAGCCCTCGCACCCGGGGCAACAACACCCGGGCCACCATCCCGTTCCTGCTGAAGGGCATCGTCCAGGGCGCAGATGGGCGGGCCTTGACGGTGGCCTGGAGTCGCAAAGGCACCGGCAAGCTGTACCGGTACTACATCCACACGCGAGAGAACAAAGAGCACGCCGGTGCGTCCGGACTGCCACGGCTGCCGGCAATCGAGCTGGAGGCCAACGTGGTGGCGCAGATGCGCCGCATCCTGCGAGCACCCGATCTCAAGAATCGGGTGGCCCAATACATGACCGCACGGGATCCGCTGGTCAATGAGGCCAGCGTATGCATTGCCATGCTGCAGATCGACAAGATCTGGGACCAGCTGTTCCCGGCCGAGCAAGAGCGCATCGTCCGCCTCCTGATCAAGAAGGTGGTGGTCACGCCCCACAACATCGAAGTGCAGTTCATGCCGAATGGCCTGGAGCGGCTAGCCGCTGAATTGAATCTGCCTGCCCCCAAAGAAGCAGTTGAGGTGGCCGCATGAACGAGATCACGATCAAGGCGACCGGGAAGGCCGATGTGGTCAGCGCCAGCAATGGCAGCATGAACGTGACCATCCCGATCAAGATCATCCGACGCGGCCGACGCAAGGCTGTGACCTTGCCGGACGGCACTTCCGTGCAACCGCGTGCGTGGGATAACCAGCCCACCCAGATGCAGTTGGCCTTGGTCCGTGGGCATCGATGGCTGGCCATTTTGGAGTCTGGCAAGGCGCGGAACCTCGCCGAGGTTGCAGAGATGGAGGGGATGGACCGGGCCTACGTAAGTCGGATGGTGAACCTCACCACGCTGGCACCTGACATCGTGGCTGCCATCTTGGACGAGTCATTGCCGGACCACGTCACCTTGTTCGATCTGGCTTCTGGCACGCCATTACTGTGGGATGAGCAGCGGGCACTGCTTTGTATTTAA